GTTGAGCTGCTGACCCCTGTTGCTATGGAAGAGGGCCTGCGTTTCGCTATCCGTGAGGGTGGCCGTACCGTTGGTTCTGGCGTTGTTGGCAAGATCATTGAGTGATTTTGACCCTTCGCGCCTTTCCTAAGGCTAAAGGTTAAACTTACGAGAGACCTTCCCATTCCGGAGAGTGGGAAGGTCTCTTTTTGTTTTAGATCCTCTGTCTGTAAGGGCAGGGGATTTTTTTCGGCATGTCACAACTCTTTGTTTACAAAACAAGGTTGTTCTGGTATACTGAAAAGCAGAAAGAGGATGTGCATCTGAATCAGAATGGAGGGTGGATGGATGAAATATCCATGGATCGATGAATATCTGCTGTCAAAGCCCGGTGTGACAAAGAACTTACAGGCAGAGTGGAACTGGGTGCGTTACCAGATCGGAGACAAAATGTTTGCTGCGGTCTGTCTGGATGATTCCAGCGGAAAGCCGGTCTATATTACTATGAAGCTCGATCCCGCAGAAAGCGAATTTCTGCGTCAGCAGTATGAGGATATCATCCCGGGTTATTATATGAACAAAACGCACTGGAGCTCTGTCAAAGCGGAGGGGAATGTGCCGGATGAACTACTGCAGGAAATACTGGAAAAGTCCTATCGGCTGGTGCTGAGAGGATTCAGCAAAAAGAAACAGCGTGAACTTCTGGAAGAGGTGAAGGGCAATGCCGTTTGATTATAAGAAAGAGTACAGGGAATTTTATCTCCCGCCGAAAAAACCGCATCTGATTACGATACCTCGTATGAATTTTGTGGCAGTGCACGGCAAGGGCGACCCGAATGCTCCGGGTGGAGCCTATCAGGAGGCTATGGGAGTGCTGTACGGCATTGCTTTCACCATCAAAATGAGCTATAAGGGCAGCCACAAGATGGACGGCTATTTTGAATATGTGGTTCCACCGTTGGAGGGCTTGTGGCATCAGAAGGGCGTGGATGGCGTTGACTATGCGCATAAAGAATTATTTGAGTGGACATCTATGATCCGCCTGCCGGAATTCGTGACGTCGGAAGCGTTTGATTGGGCCGTACAGGAAGCAACGGCAAAAAAGAAAAAGGATTTTTCCAAGGCGGAATTCCTGACCTATGACGAGGAACTTTGTATTCAGTGCCTGCATATCGGCCCTTATGATGAAGAACCGAAAACGCTGGCGCAGATGGATGCCTTTGCCGTAGAGCAGGGGTATAGGCTTGATTTTTCAGAGACACGCTTCCACCACGAGATCTATCTGAGTGATCCTCGCCGCGCTGCACCGGGAACACTGAAAACAGTTCTGCGGCATCCCATACGTGAAAAATAAAAACGGGAAAATTCACAAATGATGTCGCTTTTATTTGGCAGATGTGATATACTGATTCTATCTGTAGAAACACATTGAATGGATAAGGGAGGAGAGAACTTCATGCAGCATGAAACTGTCATCGTGCTGGACTTTGGCGGCCAGTACAATCAGCTGATCGCGCGCCGCGTCCGCGAGAACAATGTCTACTGTGAAATCTATTCCTATAAAACCGATCTGTCGGTTATCAAGGCAAAGAACCCCAAGGGTATCATCTTTACCGGTGGCCCCAACAGTGTTTATCTGGAGGATTCTCCCACGATCGACCCTGAGATCTTCAACTGGGGTGTGCCTGTGCTGGGCATCTGCTATGGCAGCCAGCTGATGATGCATCTGCTGGGCGGCCATGTCTGCCGTGCACCGGAGCGCGAATATGGCAAGACTGAGGTGTTCGTGGACACGAACAGCAAGATGTTCCAGAACGTCCAGCCCTCCACCATCTGCTGGATGAGCCATAACGACTACATTGAGCAGGCAGCGCCCGGCTTTAAAATCACTGCTCACACGGTCAACTGCCCGGTAGCTGCGGCAGAGAACGCCGAGAAGGGCCTGTACGCGGTCCAGTTCCACCCGGAAGTGCTGCACACTGCGGAAGGCAAGAAGATGCTGCGCAACTTCGTGTACAATGTCTGCGGCTGCACCGGCGACTGGAAGATGGACTCCTTTGTGGAGAACAACGTCAAGGCCCTGCGTGAGCGCATCGGCGATGGCAAGGTGCTGTGCGCCTTGTCCGGCGGCGTGGATTCCTCCGTTCTGGCAGCTATGCTGGCTAAGGCCATTGGCAAGCAGCTGACCTGCGTGTTCGTGGATCACGGTCTGCTGCGTAAGAACGAGAAGGAAGAGGTCTGTGCAGTCTTTGGTCCGGGCAATGCCAATGGCTTTGATATCAACTTTATCTGTGTGGATGCCCGCGACCGCTACTTTGCAAAGCTGGCTGGCGTCACTGAGCCGGAACGCAAGCGTAAGATCATTGGTGAAGAGTTCATCCGCGTATTTGAAGAGCAGGCAAAGAAGATCGGCAAGGTGGATTTTCTGGCACAGGGTACCATTTACCCGGATGTTGTTGAGAGCGGTCTGGGCGGTGAGTCCACTGTTATCAAGAGCCACCACAACGTCGGCGGTCTGCCCGACACCGTGGACTTCAAGGAGTTGGTGGAGCCGCTGCGCAACCTGTTTAAGGACGAAGTGCGTCAGGCTGGCCGTGAGCTGGGTCTGCCCGAATATCTGGTCAGCCGTCAGCCGTTCCCGGGCCCGGGTCTTGGCATCCGCATCATCGGTGAAGTGACCCCTGAGAAGGTGGCAATCGTGCAGGATGCCGACGCGATCTGGCGTGAGGAGATCGCAAAGGCGGGTCTGGATAAGGAGATCAGCCAGTACTATGCAGCCTTGACCAACATGCACAGTGTGGGCGTCATGGGCGACGAGCGCACCTATGATTACGCTGTGGCGCTGCGTGCTGTGACCACCACCGACTTCATGACTGCAGAGAGCTATAATATGCCTTGGGATGTTCTGGGCACTGTCACCAGCCGCATCGTCAATGAGGTCAAGCATGTGAACCGCGTGTTCTATGATTGCACCGGTAAGCCGCCGGCAACCATTGAGCTCGAATAATGGAATATTTGAAAAATAAACGTATCTACGATTGAAAAATGAGCAAAAATCGACTTCTGACATCATTTTGACATCATCCGTGGCAAAAAGCACCTGCTGGATGTGCCGGAAATGGTAGCACGGTTTATTATCGGAGAATAATTTGAAAGCCCCGGAAAGTAACGAGAAATCGAAACTTTCCGGGGCTTTTGCGACATCATGACATCAAAAAACGGGCTGTGACATCATTTGTTTTCGGCTTAGACGAGTGGCATCAAATCGGATTCATCCTTGGAGGAAGAGGAAGTACTGAGAGTTTCCAGCCTTGACACGAGTTCCTGCTGCTTATTGGGGTACAGATGGGCGTATGTCCGCATGACAACAGGAACAGTATCCCCGATCCGCTTGGCCACCAGAACAATAGAGTACCCAAGTTCGATACAGAGAGAAACGTGGCTGTGCCGAAGATCGTGGACACGAATGTCCGGCAGATAGGTTATCTGGGTGCAGCGGGTCAATTCTTTGTTAAGGGCTGTACAGGTCATGTAAAATACCCGGTCATCTGGGGTCAGGCCGTATAGTTTAGAACAGTAGGTACGAAATTCTTCTGCCAGCCAATGGGGGATAGGCACATTTCTGTTGCCGCCCTTTTTGCTATTCTTGGTGGGACCGAGAATGTCTTGACCCTTTTTCCGGTGATAAGTTTTATAGATTCGCAACTGGTCATCGTCAGTCAGGTCTTTCGGCAGCAGCGCCAACATTTCACCTTCACGGCATCCTGTCCAGAATAGAATATCAAATGCCAGAAGATAGGCCTCATTGCGAAATTCTTTTCGTAAAATCTCATACTGGTCTTTTGTGATGATAAGCATTTCACCGGCGATAGAGGACCCCATGTAGCCGGCTGCATCGCACGGATTGAATTGCAGACCGTAGAATGTCTGGGCATAGTTAAAGAGGGCAGTCAACTGTGCATGAATGGTATAGAGATACGTTTCCGCATAAGGCAGACCAGTGGCTTCGCCCATCTCCTTGACCCGCTGTTGCCAGTCTCGAATGTCCAGGGCTGTGATTTCGTTCATTTTCCGATTTCCGAGAAGCGGAACAATTTTGGTGTCAAAAATATTTCGCTTAGTGTCCATTGTGGTGCCACGGACATGATGCTCCCGGTCGTTGAAGTATAACTCCACAAAGCTGGCAAGTGTCATATCACAGCTTTTGGCTTTCTGCAGATGAAATTCCCGCTCCCACTCCTGCGCTTCGCGGCGGGTTTTGAAGCCGCGCTTGCGCTTTTGCTTCTGCGCTCCGGTGAAATCAGTATATCGAAACTGGCAATACCAAGTTCCCGTTTTTTCGTCTTTATAGCAGGGCATCGAATATACCTCCTGAAGAGTTTATAAATCCCCGACCATTTTTATAATGGCCGGGGTCTTTTTTTATTGTGGAAGAATTGCCTTGAACTGGTCTACGTTGTCGGAATTGCTAAGCAGAAAATAAATATTTAGTCCGCTGTCAGAGCGGATGCGCAGCCTGCCGTATTCGCAGACAAGGCATTTCTTGTTGTTCTTATAGCGTCGGTCGGGGGAACCATCGGCATTGACCCGGAGCCAAGTTTCTTTGACCACCTTGCTATCCGCCGGTAGATGCTCCTGATCCGTGACACAGTTGACAGAATCGACATTGAAAGAGACCTCCGAAAGGTCGTATGCGCTGATTTTGCTATTGTGGAGATAGAACACCTTATCCGGGAAAATATAAATGGACTCCTTCTTATTCAGAGCGGCCGAAAAAACAGGCACATTTGTTCTGAGAAAATAGGGGAGTGCAGGCATTCCGAGAGCTTTTTCTTCGGATACGGTTTTCTCGGCACCGCCATTCTTTTTTGCGCTGCTGTTGGTGTGGGTTTCGGGTACATAGAAAACGGCATCACAGGCAAATAATTTACGCCAGGCGTTATACCATTCTTCGTAGGCATCAAACTGTTCATCGGTGAAGTCGTATTCCAAATTTACAGGAGCAATATAGTGGGCATAGAGAAATACGATGAATGACAAAATGGTCAGGAAAAGCCGCTGCGGTGTATGAAGAACGATGAAAGCGAGCAGGCCGATAGCCCCAACGATAAGTGAGGCTTTATTGAGAAAGCAAACCCGGTTGATTCGCTTCATAAGCGCCTTGAAGTCGGAATCTTTATAGTCTGCGCGGTCGGTAGATTGAATAACTTCCGTATCTGTATATGGTTCTTCTTTTAGAGCGCTTTTTCGTGCAGATTTATAAATGGATTCCTCGGTCGAATAACTCAGTCCGGTTCCCGGGATGGAGGCGGTTTGCCGGATTTTTCCGTTCGCTGTTTTGGTGATTCGATACCCGGGAACACCCCATGAGTATCCAACACCGCTACCAGAAATATTGATGCGGAACCCACCACCAAGCCGAATGCTTTTTCTATACCTGAATCCCATATCACACCATAACCTTTCCTGTTATTTTATCACGAGCATTGGTATATGTTTCCAAAAGCTGGAAATGCAAAGTACAGATGTCATACTCTTTCAATGGCCTATCTGTAAGCCGGGAAGGAGTGATGGCACATGGCAGCATCGGATGAACACCCGAAGCACGGAGAAGTGCTGGATGAAGTTCTGCGGGACGAAATCAAGGATTTACCCCCTGAACAGATCCGGCAGGTGCTTGAGTACATCGGGCAGCTGAAGGAGCAGTAACGCATCCTTCAGCATGGGCAGGCTCCCTTATTGGGGGTCTGCCTTTTGTTCTGCATCCAGAAATTTCAGGAAGCGAACGTATTCTATAACCTTTCGCATTTCATCATCGGTCAGGCCTTGTACACTGTCCATAAGTTGTTGCTGCATAGCATTTTTGACGTTTGATGCAGGGGCGTCTACCTCGCCGCGCAGGTAGGCCACGGACACCCCGTAGAGGTCCGCAATGATAGAAAGGTCTGCATCCGTTGGAGTTGCCTTACCGTCCTTCCAACCAGCAATCAGGGAACGACTTTTCCCACATAGGCGCGCTATAAAAGCGCCTGATGTGCCATAGTGTTCGGTCAGATCGACGATGCGTTGTACTGTAACCGTCATACGTTTTACCAGCTTTCTTCTAAGAATCTTGTGCACGGTGCTGAAATCTAACAAATGTTTGCTTTGCGGTCTTGTCCTCTAACAAGTGTTGGATTATTATATAATCACAATCAAACATTTGTTAGATTGCAAGAGCCAATGGAGGACAGGACAATGAGAACAGTAAAATACAGCGAATTGAGCCGGGCGATGCATGATTTCACAAAGCAGATTGACACGCTGGATGAGTGCATCGAAGTTGGCTTGGTTTCAGGCGAAAAGGTGCAGATTAGCATTTCGGCCAGTTGCCCGGAAGCAAACCCGGAGAGAGTAGCAGAGTTTGCAAAGCATCTGTCCGAAGTTGCAGTGGCGGCAAAGAACTTTAAATACGCTGGTTGTACAATTGTTCGATAAGGAGGAGCCGATTATGAAATTCGCAGACATCAACAAGGTATTCACAGCCGAAGTGAACAAGTATCTGGAGCGTGGCTATCACTTCAACACCGCAACGATGCGCGGCAGTCAGGGTGAGATCGCCCACATTGACCTGACGGATGGCGCTGAGGTCGTGCGCGTCCTGCTCCGGACCTTCACCGAGGGATGGGACAAGCAGGGTGTGGAGCTGATCGCTGGTCGCGTTCTTGAGAAGGAGCACATTTCCCCGGATGCCGAAGAGAACCACGCAGACACCATCTGGAATGACCGGCTGGAGCAAATCAGCATCCAGCGGTACTACGAAGTGAATGGTTACGGCGATTACAAAAAGTTCTATGGCACCGCAGCGGATGCAGAGGCCGTCAGCAAGGTGCGGATGCGCCGCTATGCACAGCGGCCTGACCGCCGGAACAAGGACATGACCAACGCCAAAACCATCAAGATCGCGGTTCCGTTCATTCGCCGGAAACTCGGCATCAAGAACGTGGACAAGAAGCGCATCGAGGTGTTTCGCACGCCGGACCACCGGTACATCATCAGCTACCGGGGCGCCGGGTATCAGGTGAACAAGAAGGAGGACTAATCCAGAGCAAAGCATTGTCCGAAAAATCATTTTTGAAGCACAGGAGGTTGAACGATATGTATTGCAACAAGTTCTTTGAAACGCAGGAAGAAGCGCTGGCTTTCCAGAGGTCCCATGGTGGGGCGCTGTACAAGAACATCAAGCGGAGCCGCACCAAGGAATCGTATCGAGTAGAAGCCATGATGGCCATTGATGGTGGCTGGCTCCGCAGTGCCGACATTGAAACGCACCCGTACTGTGTAGCATGGAACGGCGAACCGATGGTAGCAGGAAAGGAGAACTAAGCCATGAAAGCATTGAAAATTGAGCCGGGCAAGGCACCGGAACGCATTGACATCGACAACACGCTGGAAGCCCTGCAGAACGCTGTGGGCGGCTATATTGAGGTGATTTACCCGGATGAACGCCGCCCGGTTGGCCTGATCTGCAATGAGGAGGGCAAGTGCTGCGGGCTCGAACTGAACAGAGCCTTATACCAAAACGGTAAGCCCTACGACATCATTGCCGGCACGTTCTTGGTAGTTGGACTTTCGGCGGAGGACTTCACGGATCTGCGGGAAGAAGATGCAGCCTATTTCGAGAAGCTGTTCCGCTCGCCGGAAAAGTTTCAGCGATTCGCCGGGAGGCTTGTTATCTCCAAGGTGGTTCCTGGCGGGGTGTAAACCCCGCCTTTCTCAAAAACCGAAAAAACCGAATGGGTTTTTTCGGTTACGTTCGCTTTTTTGGGTTTTGATGGGTTTTGAAAAACACGAACATAAAAGTGAAATTCAAGGTCGAAAATTCAAATTTGAAGGTCAAATATCAAAATTGAATGCGAGATAGTTCTTGATAAATCGATGGCTTTTCCAAATGCGCGTGAAATGTGAAAACCCATTGGGTTTTTTAAAAACCGAAAAAACCCATCTTCTTAAGAAAAGAAGAAGAAAAAGAATAAGAAGATATGAAGACTATCGTCTTCATCACGCGCGGGCGCGCGTTATATGGCTGATGACGAGGACGAATCCAATTGATGAAGAACAGGATCATCGGTGCGGCCAAGCAGGTAGTCAACGGAACAATCCAGTTTGTCCGCAAGCAGCATGAGCGTTTTTCCAGACGGAGGATCTTCTGCATTCTTCCAGCGTGTGACGGCTCCAGATGAGATGCCAAGCTCTTTGGCAAGCGGATTTGGCTTTGTTCCGCGGATTTCGCACATCCGATAAAAACGTTCCCAAAACAACAAATAGAACACCACCTTTTTGTGCAAAAGCATGAATCTCACAAAAATGAGAATATCGTATTGATATCTCACTTTTGTGAGATTATAATATATCTAACAAGTGATTCATTCACCTGTTAGATGGAAAGGAAACGCAACATGGAGAGATTTGTAGCACCCATGGCTACATGGGAAATCGTGGGCGGCGACCTGCCGCCTGTCCGGGTTCGTGCCCGGACATTCGATGAAGCACTTGCAAAGGCAAGGCTTCGCGATCCCGGCTATTGTGCCGGATGGGTCGTTGAGGAGGGCTGAACCATGGAAATCAAAAAACGTGCACTGCGAGAAGCAAGCGCTGGAGCTTTTCAGGATGATGCCGGACAACAAGAAGTCATCTCTCCACAATGCGTTGAGCCGAAACCTTGAGTTTACCACTTCTTGGGGACTGGAACTTGGCGAACTCCGTGCTTATCAGAACGGTGTTTACATCACTCTCCAAGGTACGCGCTGCAGTTTTTCCGTGTATGCAGAGCTGGTGAACGGAAAGCCTGTTTTCAAGCGCAAGCCCCCTGAAAGCAAGCTCAGCCTGAAATTCAGAAGCGGTCTGCTGTTCGATGCTGGAGACTTCAACGAATTCTAAACAATATTGGAGGACAAGACAATGTTTAAGATCACCGACGCCGAGAAGCTGAGAGATGCTTACACCCTGCTGGCGTTCATCCGGGACACCACCACCGCCGAACAGAAGTCCGGCATGGCCGCATTTATTGCCAGCATCAAGAAGGAGATCCGGGACTACAACAACCGCCCGGCACCTGACAGCCGCATTATCGAGGAGCGCGGCATTGATGGCTACATTGAGCTGGTGCAGCTCCCGAACGAACTGGACAAGGCCAACAAGGTCGATGCAGCCGAATGGTTCCGGGGAAACCGCTACTACGAGTTTTACCCGACGGCCTATGACTGCTCTGGGCAGCGCTTCACAAACTGGTACAAGCTGCACCGCCGCTGCGGGCACTGGTTCGCATATCATTCGGTCAGCTTTGACGTTTAATCAAAAAGGAGGACAAAATCATGCTGGACAAGAACGGAATCGAGATCAAGACCGGGGACGTCGTAAGAATCACCGGGGCGTACTTCAAGACCGACAACGCGCTCTACTTTGTGGAGCACAGCGACGGAGACCCCGACTGGTGCGGGAAAGACCATTGCCTGCTGAAGATCAAGCGCAACGGCGAGCTGAGCAAGGCCCAAAATGCGGTCTGTTTCTGGCCGATCATGGTAACGGTCAACGGCTACGAGAAGTACACTACCGCAAAGGTGTGGAACAACGAACACGCACAGATCGAGATCGTCGAGGGCATCGACAAGACCCACATCGCTGAGTATTTCCGGGACAGGGCGCAGCAGTGTGACAAGTGGATTGAGCGGTACACTTGGGATTTTGGCGCAGATAGCAACTCTGTCAAGGAGCAGGAGCAGTACAAGGGCTTTTATAATTCCGTCGTGGCAAGATTGGAGGGCTAAATCGTGAAAAAGAAAGTATTGAAGCCTTGCCCTTTCTGCGGGCAGGAGCATACGACCATCACTGAATCTAATACTGAGGGCATTCGGATCAGATGTCCGAAATGCAATATCACATTTACCTGCGATTTTTATGAACATCGCGGGGAATTGGGCAGGCAACGAACTATTGAAGCGTGGAATACTCGCCCTGAATAACCCCGCCTGATGATGGCCATCGGAAATGGCCGAAACCACCTGGCAACCAGCCGGGCAAGGTCGCGGGAACCACCGCAAAGAAAGGAAGATTCACATGAAGTATGAGATCTACCAGCTGAAAGAGGACACCATGGAGCAGGTAAAACTGCGGTTCATGGCATCCGATCAGGCCGCACAGCTGGGCGGCATCCACCGGGAGAACTACCGCCGGGTATACGGCGGTGAGATTCCGTCTGTCCCGGAAGTGGGCAGGATGCTTCTTCGCCTGTTCGCACTCTTCAACGGGTCGAATCGACCCGTTGATTTCTCTGGCCACAGCATGAGCGTGTCCGATGTCGTGCGGCTCGCCGAGGATGGTGCATCCAGCTGGTGGTACTGCGACCCCTACGGCTGGATGGAACTGAATGGGGAAGAATGGGGGCAGACCTGATGCGCCACTACACAAAAGCGGAGTGGCGCAAGATC